GAATGATCTTCATCAGATCTTTGAATGTTTTTGTGTTGTCTCTGGATGATACAGATCCCGTCACCATATGTACATGCCTCCCTTCCCCACCATCCGGGCGATACTTGCAAACTGAATTCCGAACTGTGTCAATTTCCACTGGGCCCATCCGTTAAGATCATCCGTCACAACGTTGATATTCTGGCTGTAGGAAACTCCTCCGGCTGATTCTGATACGACTACACCATGAGCTTCCGCTGCCGATACCACATCAGACGCTTCACTAGAGGCGCCGTCTCCCAGTGTCTGCAGATACAGTGTGAGGAAATGGGCGATAAATAAACCCATGCAGATCTTCCAGTGTCCCTTATACCGATCATATTTCAGACAAGTATGGGCATAGTCTAAATAAGCCGATACCGCTGCATCAGGGACATTTTCCGTAAACTGCGGATACATGGACAGAAAATCATCAATGGTATAGGACGGATTTACACCACCTACTATGTTTGATGCATCCGGCATCAGTCATCACCTCAATTCCCCTTCCGTGAAACTCCTTTTTCCGCCGTGTCAGATTTAACTGTCTCAGTCTGTGCTTTATCTTCAGCAGAACTGGAATCCGTCTTAACTCCTTCATCTTTTCCTGAAAAACCCGCTGCGGAAGCTGCAGGCTGAATGACTGTAATGTCTCCGTCTGCTTCTGCCAACGCATACAGCGGATCTTTCGTAATCCAATCAGGGGCGGTCTCAATGACCATGCCCCCTGCCGTCACAAATTTGGTGCTCCCAGAACCGAACTGGAAGCGTTTTTTAGATAAAATCTGCATAGGATCTCCTCCCCGTTAAATACCGTCAACATAGCGTACCGGCTGTGTGAAAGAGAACTTCACCTGGCCGAACTGCGCCGCATACAGTGTCAGATAAGCCGCATCTCCCACAGATGGCTGTGTCATGGCCCGGGTCAGCGGCACTGTCATATCAAAATACAGCATGTCCTCATCGTTGTTATAGAGAACCATACGGTCTTTCCCGGATGTACCTGCACCGATGCACCACCGGCAGGGAACAATAGCCAGGTCCACTCCCTGATTCACACCAATGTTATTTTTCAGCAGATATTCAAGGATAGATACATTCCCCGCTTCTGACACTTTCTGATTGACCAGGTAGGCATACTGCTGCGGAGGCAGAAGGATATGATTCGGCATGCCGCGGAGATCATATTCCGATGTCTCCCATGCATCTGTCATGGCGGTATTCACATCGGCCAGAATCTGGTCCGCTGTCTTAGATGTCCATGCAGTAGAACTCCCTGTCCCGGCAGCCGCTGCCAGTCCTGTGGTAATCGCTGGGTTATTAATCAGTCCGGTTGTTCCATAATCAGAAAATCCGGTATAGCAGTTTTCATCCAATGCCTTCTGGTGATTCAGCCTGAGACCTTTATCAAGCAGATCTTCCAGACTGCGTCCAATCTGCTGCAGTTTGTTTTGATCCACCATCCCCACTTTCAAGACATTCATCCATGTGAATACTTTGTAAATATCTTTGGACAGGTCAACCTGGACTGTCGGAATGGCTGTCGAAGAACCTCCCTGGACACCGTTATGATTGGCTCCGGCTGTTCCGTAATTGACATTGTACATGGAGGTGTAATCCACCCATCCGCCTCCGGTCTTCACCGGTACATCTCGGGGCCATGTGACAGCTGTCAACGGCTCACGGATCTTCGGATCCAGCTTTTCCAATTCACCGACAAGAAATGCCATTCCGCCTGCGGTAGCTGCATCATAGGCACCGCCGTATAACGCTTTTCCGCCTCCCGCCAGCATGGCTGCGTTCACTGATGCAGCCAGATTCGGACTTACGTTTCCACTCAAATCAAGAAATCCCATGTCTTTATTCCTCCTATTCTTTAAGGATTGTTCCGGGTCAGCAGGCAGAGTTCCGCCACATTGTTCCCGTCCATCAATCCGGTTGCCCATTTTGCATTCGTCAGCTTGACCGTATTATCCCCATCGGCTGCCGCTTCAAATCCTCCTACCACTCCAGCCGCAATACTGGCATTGGCCGCAGTGCGGATATATACATCTCCTCCGGCGGTAGGCGTGCCCACGTTGCATGTCACCATAACATTTCCCCGTTCCAGGACACTGGCAGCCTGATTGGCCTTATAAGCGCCTTCATCCTGTGCAGCATATGCTGTTGCCTGCTGAACGATTCTGACTGCGACACCGGCAAAATTATCCGCTGTCAGTGCAGAGCCTCCGGCTGTGTACGTATTTCCTGCATTTAAAATGACCGGTGCTCCAAACGCGATATCCGCGCTGTCAGAAGCAACCGGCCGTGACATAATGACATCATCCGGAGTCCGGGCAAAAGTGCCGGGAAATCCGTAATTCATACTTTTTCCAATTGCATATCCAGGCATATTGATTTCCTCCTTATTTCCTGTTCTTATAATGCGGATTAAATTCTTTCATCCAATTTCTTCCCAGGTTTCTCTGATCAGCTTCCGCAGAATCGTGCGCACTTTTCTTTTTCTGCGCATGCAGTACTGTCTGATACTGCGCATCCTGGGCATGTCCGCGAATCAATGCAGCCAGAGAGTCAGCCGCTGCTTTCCTCTGCGCTTTATCCTGAATCCCGGCAATCAGAGGCTTCATTGTCCGGATTGTCTGAATGGCGGCGTCTTTGACTTCCTGTGTCATCGGATTTTTAGGAAGATCAGATTCCGCTGCCGGCTCTTCATCCTGCACATCCTCAACAGGGACTTCTTCTTTCTTTTCCTGTTCCGCAGCAGACTCTTTCCTTTCTCCGGTCAGTTCTCCTTCCAATGCATCAAGAGTGCTTATTTCATCATCCTGATGTTCCGGCTCTTTCTTTTCGGCAGACACAATGGCATCCACCTTAGCAGACAGAGCATCAATTTTTTCCATAAGGGCATTGATATCAGGACCTTCATCCTGTACTTCCTTCGGTTCTTCTTTCGTGGTCGGCGCAGGAGCACCCGCTTCCGGAAGTTCATCCGCTGCATGAAGCATTTTGCTGGCTTCAGCCAGTTCTTCCGGATCTGCATCTTTGGCGAAAGATGATAAAATCCTCCCAAGTAAACTTTTTTTACCCATTCTTTTTCTTCCTCCTTCTGGTTTTGAGTCATGAATTGAAACTTTTGCACCGGCCCTTCCTTTATCCACTATGGCCACATGATTGCCTCTGATTTCCCGTTGCGTATATCCTTTGCCGTCTGGATCCCACAGGCAGTTATATCCGCAGGAAATTTCCCGTTTTCCATTCTGAATAGATTTGACCAGCATAGGATCATAAATAATCAAATCCCCTACAATGCAGTCCTGGAATTCTTCGGCCCCGTGATGAACATTTTTAACAATCCCTTTCATGTATACAGATACATTTTGGGATGTAATGTCTTCCATCGGATGATTATCCGTAACCGGTTTTCCTTCAAAAGATGCCAGTGCCGCTTTTGAAAAGACTTCCTCGTCCGGACGGTTTACCGGCACAATGGCTTCTGGATTAATTTCCGGGTCTGGTGTCTCTCTTCCCAAATAGTTCTGAGTCCCCGTTCTGGCTATAGGTACATCATGGCAGACAAGATATCCCTCCGGAGTCATTGTAATGTGGTCTGATATACGGGACCCGTAATATGCAACAGACAAATAGCATCACATCCTTTCATTCAATTTTCTGAAACTGTACCCGTGTCATTTTCACAATACGTCCGCCATAGTAGACTTTATGCGGCCAACTGACGTTATCAATTTCTGTCAGCGGAGCCGCGTAGCATCGACAGTTATATATATCCCCGGCGTTATAATGTCCCTGGGATTTCATACCAATCAAAGTTTCCGGCGCCGGAGGGTTGTCAAAACGGATCAGTACTCCATCCATATGCCGGTGACTGCTGCGCACCCGGCTGTCCTCCGATGTTTTCCATTCATACCAATTGATACCGATGCTTTCCGCCCGTGTCCGTGTCAACGCGGATTGTGCCTTACTGGTCTCTGTCCGGGCTATCAGGCGGGCATGGCTTTTTGCAAGTCCGGGATACATTTCCATAATCTCCGGAATAATATCCGATGCTCTTCTTCCTGACAGAGCATTCTCCGCTGCCCGCCGGCTGGCTATTTCCGCCAGTTCATCAGGAAGTGATTTGATATAGTCTGCATTTCTGGAAATAATCTCCCAATACTGCCGGTCCAATTTTTTATGAAGTTCATTCTGTATGGCATCGTACAGAATCCGACCTTTAGAACTATGCCGGGCAGCTTCCCTCCATGTGCGGGCATTGTCTTCCGCCAGCTGTGTCAGCATGGCCAGTGCCGCTTTCTCCGCTGCCTCTGTAAAGGTAGGGGATCGGGCCATGGCTCGGATTTTTTGTTTGAAGGCCGTTGGATCTGTTTCAGTACCCATTTTATGCAGCAGCCGGTCTGTCAGTTTTTTTATGGCATTGGCATAGTCTTTTTCAATCCGCTGCCGCAGGCTCCATTTATCAAGCTTCATGTCGTTCCCTTCCGTGGTATAATATAAATAAGAAAAGTCTTTGAGTTGAGCAGAAGAAATGTCCTATTTGCTCATAAAATCCAATTAGTCAAGAGTCTTTGGGTTTCTCAAAGTCTTTTTTTATTGGTCATTTCGTAAGATGATATAAGAAATCGAATATCTTCCCCACAAAAATCAGGGGCTATGATAGCTCTTTGTCCATCTTTCTCAATAATCATTTTCCCCTTAATTCCACGATGCAATTCTCCTTTTTCTACTACATCACTTAAATGAGTTAAAACCGCCTGGATATCTTCGTGTTGTTCTGATCTCCTTTTAATAATATGTTGGAGTCCAAAGCAATCATTTCCCCACATCAAATCAATACCACCGATATCATCCCTCGTAAATGCATCTTTTACATATCCAGACTTCTGTTTCAATAATGCATTAACGGCATTTTCTCCTTTTACCCCCTTAATTTCTTTTCCCAAGACCCGACTGGATATTTGTGAATTCCAATGCTTTTTATCCAATTCACCCGCTCCGCTGCCTGCCCCAAATTTCCCGTCATCTCTCCGGGAATGTTTGCTCTCTTCCCAGTCAGCGTCATTCACCTTTTTCTGCAATGCTTCTTCCAATGTCGGTGCCGGATCTGATTCACTCTCTCCTGCAGTGATCTGGGGTCTGTCATCAGCCTCTTCTATTTCATCGTCGGTGATATTAGACCACATACCGGTTTCATCCTTCATCTGCTGCAGTTCTTTCAGTGCAGTCTGCCGTCCAATCAATCCTGCATTATATGCATCCAGAACGGCTGTTGTCCTCTGCTGAACGATATTGGCCAGCTTCTCCTGTGTCGTTCTCTGCACCGGATTAAATTTATAG